ACATATGCTCCAATTATTTGTCTTGGTATGCCTAATTTTGGCTTAAAATATTTTATTGCTCCGACCACATTCTCAATTATCCAATACCTGGGCTTTACTATCTCAATTATTTCAAGAGTGACTTCTAATAATTCAAGACTTGGCTCATAATCATCAAACAATGCTAAAGGATTATCTCTCAACCATTCGGCTTTTGGTGCGTGGTAAGCATTGCTGAACTCTAAACATGGAGGACTTGCTGTAATTAAATCAATATCAAGCATTGGATGGCCCTGGTCTTTAGCATTCAATAATTCATCTCTTAATTCTTTTACACACATTAATTGAGTCTTTCTAATATCCTTTAGAAGTGGATTATTTTCAATTCTCATAACTTCATGCCCTGCAGTGATGAAGGCTTCGCTCCATCCACCCAGGCCGGAAAATAAATCTAAAACTCTCATTCTCGTTTCCTCCTGCATTCTTTACAGATAAAGCAAATGACTCCATCATTAACATAACAATATCTTGCTTCATTTATACATGATGGACCGGTGCAGTAAGTCAATACATTCCAATACTTCATTTATTCTCATCCTCACATAACATTGCTATCATTCCTTCAAGTCTTTTAATTTCATCATCCTTATTTTTAATCATGTCAAATTGTCCGACATTTTCCGAACAAATTTGAATACATCTTCTAATTGTTGAACTCATTGTTTCATCGGCCCTTACTAACAATACTAATTGTTCCCAGGTGGCGTCGCTCATATACATGGTGTGTTGTCTTCCCATATTTACCCTGTATAGGTAGGGGTATATTAAATTATTTTTAGACCTGGGCAAAAAAAGTTTGTTTTGCTCGCTTCGCTCTCAAACTCGGATAGCGAGACGGCATGCGGACATCCCAATAAAGCCCCCTAGGGGTTGAGCGTTATAGCGTTATGCCCGAATAAAGAAGATTTAATCCGTTTAGTGGAATGCGAACATGTTCGTTTTGTTTATTAACCGTCAATACCCAGGAGTTTACATGGCGAGAGGAAAAAACGACCTAATTTTAAGAGATAGACTTCAATTTACATTAGATGCATCCGGCGATTTGGATGTTGTTTATGGTAGAGTTGATTTGAGCGATTATGTTTCAGTGGTAAATAATCAAGGATTAAGTATCAAAGAAATGAGAATACAAATAAGAGACCCAACCCAGGCTAATACTGGCGTTTTTAATCAAAATTTGATTGGAAATAATTTAGCCGAAGGTGCGGTTCGTTTTGCTAATATGAAAGTAGTCGGAACTACCACGGCCTATGAAAGCGCCACTGACATGGGAATCGGAAGCCCTAATCTTTTCTTTAATGCTGAATTAACAACATTTACTTCAAGACCAAGTGGTTTTGACACTCCAGTTAGTATCAACGATAAGTATTTTGAATTTGGCACTCCGGACCTTCACCCAGAAGGATACATCGTTATTAGTGATGTATTAGTTGGAATTTCAGCGAATCAATGTGACACATACGCATCCGCTACACTTGAACTTGATGTTATGCTTATTGCTGAACCTGTTAAAGTCACAAAAGACGAACTAAAGGAAATGCTCGCTCAAGCAACCGACCTGTGAGGCGGTAAACTTGGCTAAAAGAAGCAAGACAGAAAGTGCTGAATCTAAAGTAAAAAGTGCTGTTGCCCTGGGCTCATTAGGTGGCGCGATTGCCGGTCCTATTGGTGCGGGTGTTGGTGCTGTGACTGGTCTTATAATTGGAGATAAAAACACAGTATTTCCAATTGATATGATAGCGATTCCAGCATTTCAGTTTAGCCCTCAAACCAATTATTCTTTTATGGTCTATATCAAAGCCGGTGAAACTTTAGTTCCAACAGGGGGTAATGTGCTTGATATGTCCGAAAACATGGATATTGAAGCCGTAGCCGAGACCCAGGAGCCTCAAAAGAAAAGAAAGCGCTCCAAATGGAATATTTACACATCAAAGAAAAAGAACCAAATAAGATTTAAATCGGGAAAAAATAAAGGTTTATTGAATCTTAAAGCAATGGGTAAAGCATATCGTAAAATAACAAAAGGGGGTAAAAAATAATGCCAATACATGAAATAAGGGAATCAATAGAAGTACCAAAAATTACAACTGATTCAAATGGCTTTGCTATTGTTCAAAAAGTAATAAACCTCAAAGAAAATATGTCTCATAAAATGTTACAATGTGATATTTTCCTTGATAATCCAATTCCTAAAGCGGATGCTGATTATATCACCGAAATATTAGTGACACCTACTCCAGTAATTTATACTGATATGCCTATTGCCGGTTTTCCCTCCAGGGCTCCAAGTGCTTCACTTGAAAATGTATTATTCAAACAAATAGCAGTGGAAGCGGTCACTACTACACCAACTGTGACGGAATTTCCAAATAGATTTATCAGTGCAAGACCAACTTTTACATGGTATCATCCAAAATTATACTTGACTTTATTTGTGCATGGTCAACCCGATAGGGAAATTGATGACATAGCCATTACTATGTATTGTGCTGTTGAATCCAAAAAAGTATCATTGGTCACTTATGGCATGGGTGTTATCCGTGAAGACCACATAGCCCAGGTTGCTTCAGTTATGTCAAATGGCCGTGCTATATTCCCTGCTCGGAATGTTGGGCAGGCTTTTCCAATGTGGAAATATGGCGGAGTTCGACCGGAATTAATGATATCCGGTTCAAGCCTTGCTAATTTCTTTAATCGTATTGATTCCCAGGAAGCACAAAACACAAACACAACCGCTCGATTAAGGAGAATGGCTCAAGATGCAAGACAAATGCAACCTAACTTAGATGCTTTTGGAACTGCTGTCACTGCTGATGGCGCTATTCCATCCTGGGTTCGATTAGAATTATTCAAAGGTGTAGAGTCCGGTCCGCTTCGTGAACAATGGCCTCCAACAAAATATGCCGATAATGGAAACACTTTGACATTCTAGTGATATTATGAAAGCAATTGATAAACTTCAAAACGAAAAAATTGCATGGTGTGAAAAATTACTTTATGCCCTGGTGATTTTACAATTCCCACAAATAGCAACTTTACTATAACCAGTAATCACTAAAATTTGTTTGTTCTAAAATTCCAACAAGTAAGCCATGACTTAATTGAATTGGAATCTTTGCTCGATGATTAGCCCTTAATTTTGAATGTCTCTTATCTTTCTTACTTTTTGTTGGGATGGTTTCGCCACGTACAAGAATCTCGGGATAATTTCCCCAAAGAACATATGCTCCAATTATTTGTCTTGGTATGCCTAATTTTGGCTTAAAATATTTTATTGCTCCGACCACATTCTCAATTATCCAATACCTGGGCTTTACTATCTCAATTATTTCAAGAGTGACTTCTAATAATTCAAGACTTGGC